GGAAAGGTACGGAAACCGAGAAACCGGTGCCGAGATACCTGCCCTTTGTTAAAAGTAAAAGCCACGGACAAAATGTGCCCGTGGCTTTTCAAATACCAGCTTGTAACCGTGTTACGCCTTGGCCATAGCCTTCCGAAAGTTCTCCGGAAGCGGTTTCCTGCGTAGTTTGGCATAATCATCACTTGTCTCATAGTCCATCCAGTGTTGGCCAGCAGCCAGAAAAGCTCCAACTGTCACCAGCAGCCACGGAAGTTTGTCTTCCGCCTCCTGCATCTTCATAATAGTACCAGGCTTCATTATCTCCAGATAATCATATACCTGCCGAGCGTAGGCATAGAAGCCGGATATGCCCATCAAACCGGGCAACCATTTATCATATCTGCGTATCATGTCAGAATGGGAGATTTCCATCTTTATCTATCTTAGGTGAAAAAACACCTGGCTTCTCCAACGTGCGCAGGTAAATCATCTCTTTTGTCTGGCCATCGACCTTCTTCAGAAGGCGCCCAGTGGAGTTCAGCATCTCTTCCGGATTAAGTGTATCAATGTATGGGCACAGTTCTGCAAATCCTTTTAGGGCCTTGGTGAAGCGTTGCATAGTCCAGTAAGACTTAGGTACCTTGGAGAAAGCTATGAAATCATCATAAGCGCTATCACGCGGAATAAAATCATTCACATGCTCACCTTCTTCAGCAAAATAACTGTATGCCCAATCCTCAAAGTTGGTGCCCATATCAGCCTTATATTTACGCTTAATAATATTGTCCATTGGCGGCTGTACTTTGATACCTTGCTCCGCCATGGAGAGGTAGAACTGCAAACATTGAGCGAAGAAATTAAGGTCCCAGTTCCAATTTTCTTCACTGTAATCATTCGTCATCAGGTTATGGCCGAAGTCATCACGGATACCACGTGTCTCCAGATAATCATTATCCGCTGTCTTTTCGTGATAATAGTCAGAGAACACCATATACAGTAAACGGGCGTTCGTAGACGGGTCAAAGTCACGAGGAACATAATTCGTAGTAAAACCGAACTTAGGGGAGATATCGAACTCGATAAAGAACGATTTATTGTTCTTCGGGTTCACTGTCATTCCGGAAGTGATATTATCATAGAACTGAGACACCGGAAGATATTTGTCGCAGTCATCAACCAGAACAAAATCCGTATGCTGATCCACTTGGTCATACACGTGCGGATTATCCAACAGCTTCGGATTTCGCCCGGAGAGATTAACGGTTCGCATAAAGAACCGGAAAGATTTAAAGAGGAAAGACTTACCACTACGGCCATTACACTCGCCATCCTCACCAATCTTGTTGTCCATGGCATAAATTGCCCAGGCGCGTGATGGTGATTTATAGCGATGCAGGTTGTAGCCTATCGCATATATCTTATTAAGAAGGTTCAGTTTTTGCTCATGGATTTCTTCCAGAGAAAGCAGAGGCCCGGCAATATCAAACTTATGGGCGGCACGGTATTGATCAGCTTCAGTAACTCCCTTGTTTTCCCATGCAGTCTCTAATTCTTTCCGCCAATGTACACGGCTTGTATTGATGAGATAATTCAGAAAACAACTCTTGTGTTCTTTGACAGTGAGGTCAAAGACATCAAGCCCTTCAGCATCGAGTGTATGTTTGTACTCAAACATAGGCGGCAGCACATTCACTTTATGAGGGATAACTTTGTTATCCCAAACGCTACGCCCGTCCATCAACTGGCCTTTATGCTCTGTTATACCATTTTTGGTCACTTCCCACGTCGATTGGGAAAAGAACAAAAATTGGCTGTCTGGCGTGTAACTGGTAAAGTCCAGGTTGATTTCATCCAACTGCGATAAAGAGGATTCTCCGGTACGAGGAGAATTTAAAATAAGATTGCGTATATCCACCGGAAGGAAGCGTTCCACCGCAAAGCTCTTCAGGAAAGCGTTTATATCTTTCGCCTTTATCTGACGTACTATGCAACCGTCCATCCGGATATACTTAGTATCATCGGTATTCTCATCTTTCAGGGTATTGAAGCCATTCAAAGTAAGAAAATAGTGCAGATAGGCAGTGTTGATATCGTAAGTATCTTTTTTACTTCGCTCACTCCAAGCCTTTGTCCAGAAACGTGCAGGCATGGCCAGTGTCAATAAGTTCCGGAAGTCTTCATTTTTAGGGCGCAAACCTACAAAGTCACGAAAATCTTTGCGAGGTTTGCCCCGGTTGTCCCGATAACCGGATAACCAGGAAGGTAGCCATACTGTATGGATATCCAAAAAGCGGAGTGCAAGTTCCCGACCTTTACGGATGCCGGTGGAATCAATATCCGGAATATTATAAAGTATCTCCACATATTTGTATATCTCCCTGATTTCTTCTTCCGTCACTTTATAAGTCTCGGAGTTAAACCATAGCGGATGATAACCAAGAGCACGAACACAAAGCGCATCACGTTCTCCGGAACAGATGAATGCCTCCGGAAGTTTCTTTTCCTTGTATTGGGCATCCTTATCCTTTGCTTCATTCTGAAATTTCTTTTCTTCCTGAGCATTATAGTCTCTATAAGCCTTTTGCAGTTCACGGAATCCATTGATATACTGCTTAGGCTTCACGCCATCAGGCGTGTAACTGAAACGCCATTGCTTGTCAGGGTTCAGAGGCTCGTATATCTTATAGAATCTCACCGTCTTCTCCGGATCAGAACTCTCCGTAACGACACATTCACGCATCAATATCGGATAAGTAGCGGTGGTATATTTGGTTGTTACTTCTCGGTTCTTGACGTATGATATGGATTTGGCCACATGCCAGTGCAAGGCGTCGACGTGTTCTTGTTTCACACGAGGTCCCAGGATCTTCAGCTGTTCATCAGTGAATGTGTTTTCCAGCTCGAAGAATCTGCTGCCCTCTTTTTCGTCTTCAGTAGCCGGACGCTTTCGGATATCCGGCTTGTTAACGGATCGTTTCAGTTCATCAGTCACATTATACCTGGATGCAAGAAGAGCAATTGCTTCAGGGAAGCGAATATTCTCTTCATACATACAAATATCTACTGGACTCATGGCTGTTCCTAAATCACCGAAGTCAGTGACCTTGTAACATTCCTGGTACTTCTTGATGCAGGCGGATGCATCATCTTCATCCGGTCTACGCTTGAATTTTTTCTTATTGTCTACGCAATCTTCAGCTTGAGGATAATAGTACAGGATGATGTCTAATCCGTCGCGAGAGGCTGCGTAGATATCGGTAGCTTTAATCATAATGGAGTGAATTTGTGGCACAAAGGAAAATATTAATTAAATAGTAGGACAGGACATTATTCCGTCTCTAAAACGGCTTCTTCAACCTCATCACTCATCCCGGACAGCATAAATAATAACGCCATCAGATGATATCCATGATGTTCCTTCAGATTGTTAGGGTTATCACCGGTAATATTAATCTTTGCCTCTACCTTGTCATGGTTAAAGTCGATATTGGCAAATAGTACCTGATTCTTTTCTCCTTCCAGCCTGACTTTCACTTTTTCCACTACCGCTCCCAGCTCTTCCTCCGGATACCAGCATTTTTCTTTGACTCCTTTTTTCTTCACTTCATAGCGAAGATGTTTCTTGCCATTCAATTTAAAGAATGCGCTATCTGTGATGACGCCTATCGAGTTGTCTTTAAGTAGACGCACTTTAGTTCCTTTTCTCATTATCGTTCATTTTATTAATTTATATTTTGTTATTCATCTTTTTTCATTTTCTTAATCTCATCCAAAGAATCGGCAATCCACCATAAGAATCCACCGATCATAATCAATGCTATTAGTTCCATTTTGATTTTTAAAAAGGTAAAGCGTTCTTGGATAATCTACCTAAATGGTTGATATATCTTCTATAATATTTATTCTCTATCATTACTTCCTTGAGGTTTTTCCCTTTTATCAGGAAATCACCATATTGTAGACGTTTTAATTTCTTCATATCCGTTCTTATATGGTCTTTTTTCCAACCCAGCAGGGCATTTGTTGTTAAGTCAATCCAAATCTTCATCAATTAGCTTCATATATGCACGTTTTGTTATCTTTATGCTCATAGTTTTTATTATCTTTGTACGCAAAATTTATACTATTATGAAAAAAGAAAAAAACAACATGTCTGAATATCAAAGAGATGTACAAATTCTGATTGATGAGGAAGATAAACGTAGTTTCAGACAGGAAAGTCGTATAAGTTCTAAACGTTCATTTGTAATCTCAGTCATCAGTATTTTTATTGCTATCATATCTCTCATCGTCAGTATATTCAAATAAATTCAGTATTGAATTATTCACCTTCTGAAAACTTCTTCCCACAAAATGGGCAGAAAGGATAAGCGATAGATATAGTACTTTCTGTTTTATTGAATGTACCATCTTTTTTCTTATTCCGATATGTTGCCTCTATTACTGGCTTCTTTTCA